GATCAGGTGAGTTGTGATTCCTTTTATGTAGGGGAACTGCTCGACAACCCAATCGATCTGACTGTCGGCGCCATGCTTGTGCACCTCGTGCTCGTGACCTTTGCGCATCTGCACCCCCTCGGTCATGTCCCCGCAGTGGTAGACCGTCTTGATGCCTTCCTGGTCGAACCATTCGTAGATGGCCCTGGTGATACCCACCTCTTCATAAATCGATCCAAAGTGAGTGCAGCTCAATGTCCCAAAGCGAAATGGAGGAGCCTTCTTGCCTATCTCTACTCGCTGAGTCGCGCGCGCGCTGGCCAGCGTCTCGAGTTGCTCCCGGAGCGACAGGATCTGCCCCGCTACTCCCTTCGCTTGCGCGAGATCTTCGATGCTCTTTCCTTTGCCAGCCATATTTATGCTATTCCCAGAACCTTCTGGATCTGAGAAATGATATGGGGTGCTGCCCAAAGGTTGTGACCACCGCGCTTCAGCCGATATGCTGCAAACTGTTTCGAATCCGCATACCGGCGCCAGGAATAGACCGGCACTTCGCAGAGGGTTCGGAAATCCTGGTCCTCGAAGTATTGGTCGCACTCCGCTGTGAGCACCTCGTCCACCTTGCGCTGGATAATAAGCGCAACGTCGTGCTTCCCGCGGAAGTCATCGACTGACTTGCCCCGGCCGGGCTTGCGGGAAGCTCCTCCGGGAGGACCGGAAAGGTTCAAGGCTTCCCTCACTTCCTGCACTTCTCCCACTTTGCAATTCAGATTGTGAGCGATGAGCCCGTTGGCCCGGGTGCTGTCCTTGCGAAGCGCTCTTTCTATCTTCTCTTGTAAATTCATTTCGTCAGTCGTTTGCATACTCGCTCCCAGGCTGGCCAGAAGCACTCGTCCAGGCAGCGGTTTAGCGCTTCCTCTTCCATACTCTCGCACCATGCGACTCCTCCCAGGGCCCACGCAGCGTGAACCATCTCGTGACGCAGCGTGTCGTGCAGCTTCTTCCCCTTGAGACCCTGGTCTATTACGATGGTGCGACTGTCCAGTGACCAGGACCCGTAAGGATCCCCGTCCAGGTCTTGCCGGACGACCTTGATGGTAACTCCCGCAATCCGGATGCTTTTGGGGCAAATCATCCTCGCGCGCCAACCTGCTTCTGCAACTCGTTGATCAGCTTGTATGCCCAGCGCTCGTCATGGCCGGTCCTCTCGGAAATCGTTTCCAGGGAAGCCTCCTCTACGTCACCGAGAACGGCTCCGCGGATTTTCATGTAGCAGTAGTCCCAGGCCAGAAAGCGGTCCCCGTGCTCAAGGGCATAACTTTTCGTGTCTATAGGATTTCTTTCCATCTTCGTTCTCAATGAGCTGCACCTTGAACGGCTTGCGGGGAGCCAGGTGCCGTTTGATTTTTTCGGTTACCAGGACAGGATGCTTCTCCCATCTCCCGCTCACTTGTTTGATCCGCGCCCAGATCCTGTTGCCTTGCTTGTTCGGTGGTAGCGGCAGACAGATTGCCTGCTGGAACCTTGGAACTGCCAAGGGCAGGATCCGGGCCGCGGCATGGTGAACGCGCAGCTTCTCAACTCCGCTCGGCCGGTAAACGATCTGTGGCCGTCCTCTCCCGCGGTGGCTATACCAGTCGTCAGTGGTCATGTGCTCGTCGCGCAGCTTCTTGATCCGGTTGCCCGAGATCCGTAGCAGCTCCAGTACTTCCTTTTGCGGGAGGTCTCCCGGTCTCAATTCGCTCACCATTCCTTCCAGTCTACTTGCTTTTGTCTATCGGGCGCCCCGTAACTCGGGAGCGGGTCAGAAGTTGCGCGCAAACTGCTCTCGTCCATGTGGTGCAGGCCGGTCACAACCCCGTAGCGTAAGCAGTCGATAAAGTCTTTTTGGGCTTCTTTGAGCCCTCCCTGGCCGGTGTATTCTCCCAGCGCAGCGATCACGTTCTGGCACTTCTCGCTCACATAGAACCGGGGACGGTTCACCCCATCGATCGGCCGGTTCCGGTCGAAGGCCATCAGGTTGTTCAGAGCCTGTAAGCCCTGCTCGATCTCGTTGCCCCGGTCCCCAGGTGGAAAGGAACTCGGCAGGCAGATGAAATCGAAGTCATCCAAATTCGAGAGAATGGATTCTGATCCTCCATCTCGGCTCGGGGTCTGTATCTTGCACATCCGCGGGTCAATGATGCGCTCGTGAATACTGAGCCCCTGCTGGCTCGTGTCCGTAGTGATCCGGCCGTCGTCATGCTCAGTCACTACTCCTCCTTCCATCTCATAGAAGAGCTTCACAAAGTCCCTGATGCCCAGCCCCCGGCCGCGCGCTCCGGGCCCAGGTCTCCACTCACCACCTCTCCACTCACACCAGTCCTGGTCCCCAGGGAACTCGTCCATCACCCAGTAGGTTCCGGAAGCGTCCACCGCTATCCATACACAGCACCAGTTCTTCGATCCCCCCGGGTCGATGCATTGATAGTAAGTCACGTCCTCGGTCGGAATCTCCTCCGGCTTCACCACATTGCTCTCCCTCGAGAACATCGGGAACACAGTGGTCGAGGATCTCACCGGCACTCCATAGGCGCGGGTGAGGATCTCGTCGCGCGGCCTGCCTGCCAGGTCCCCCTTGATGCGCTCGTAGCCCCCGAACGGATTCCACTCGGAATGAAAATAAACAATGCTCGCATCACGCAACTTGCTGCGCTGAGTGATCGGGACAAGGTCTCCACCAAGTAACTCAGCCGGGCCCTGCTCAAGAGTCTCAGCCTGGTGGAGGAACTCTCTAACAGTTTCCGTGTAGCCCCAGACCGGAGTGAACGTCGCTAAAATTTTTGCGTTGCGAGTGGCACAACGAAAACGCAATCCATTAATCAATTCCGGAGAACCAAGATACTCGTCCAGCCAGCATCCGAAATTCACAAAGCCCGGATCAAAACTCCCCAGCTCAGCTCCCTCGATCACGCTGGCATCCTGCGAGAACTGCGAATACGTCTTCCAAATCAGGTGGCTCCCGTTGGGAAAGATCATCGACGCTCCCGCAAAGCCGGTTTGTCGTTTATAAGATATATAATGCCCCTTCGATCGACTCGTGAGGCGCAGGTCAGGAGGAAGCCAGTCGTAGACCGCAGCCTGGACCTGTCTAACAGAGACCTCCGCGTTCTGCGAAAAGATGAAGATCGTCGCGCCAGGGTTCTCGATCGCAGCCCTGACCACACTCCGCGCCCCATAGATAGTCTTCCCGCTGCGGTTCCCTCCAAGCACTATCAGCTCGTTGGTAGCGTCGTCCCCGGTCACCAGCGCATCTGCCTTCTCCCAGTGAGGCATCTTAAACCCGCAATTCAACGGATCCTCGGCCGCATTCCGCAGTGCTTCGTGGTACTGCGAGTGCAACTCCAGAACCTGCCCAGGGTCCATCCTGGCCAACTCCTCAGGAAGCGGTGGCTTCAGGACCGGATGATCCTGCCACTCTAACACAATCTAACAACCATTCCCTCTAGACTGTGCAGACATTCGCTCTGCATCCAAGCCCTTTGAGAACATAATGACCTATTCCCGGTCTTCTGTCAGGATTCTCCAAGCCAGGGCTGCGCAGTGGGGCACTTGTCCGTTGCCAATGCATTTAAGTCTGTCCACCCGATGGGCCACCCCATTAGCCACTCGACCCAGTTTGGGTTCAGTTGCCCACATCTTTCTTCCTTCGGAAGATGGGCTATTGACGCTCGGGACCCAGATCCTTCCCATTTGTCCATTCTCCCAGCCGACTTGTGATTGCCTGCCGTGGGAGTCGGCCACATCTTCACTGGTGCCGCAGCAATTCCCCGGAGATTCCCTTGAGTCCACTCCCTCTCTGCGCTCTTCATCGTCGATGGGTTCCACGAATCGGCACAAGTCGGAGTCGGCCACGATCCAGATTCTGTCCCGCTTGTGAGGTGCTCCGGCATTTCTCGCTCCCAGCACTCCCCATCTCGCATCATACCCCAGCGAGGCAAGGTCACCGAGGACTCTGGCAAGGCCTCTTCCCACAAGCAGTGGGCTGTTTTCCACCATGCAGAACTCTGGTCGAACTTGACCAATAATTCGCGCCATGTGTCCCCACATACCTGATCTCTCCCCGTCAATCCCTGCTCCTTTTCCGGCGCTGGATATGTCCTGGCAGGGAAAGCCTCCAGAAATGACGTCAATACGGCCTCTCCAAGGTCGTCCGTCAAAGGTTTGAACGTCATCCCAGACCGGGAAACCTGGGGAGGGGAAGCAGCCATCGTTTTGTCTGTGCACCAGGACGGATGCTGCGTAGGCGTCCCATTCCACAGCGCAGATGGTTCTCCATCCAAGGAGATGTCCTCCGAGAATTCCTCCACCAGCACCTGCGAAAAGAGCCAGCTCATTCATTCACGTCACTGTCCTCCACCCGAATACTCGCGCGCCAGACCTCTATGCCATACGCAACCTGCACGAGAGCGTAGCGGATATTTCCCCGGTTCATGTCATCCACCACATTGTTCAACATCCATCGCTCGCGCGGGAGCTTGTAGGGAGTCGTCAGCCTTCCCATTCCCAGCCCCCGGGCATCCCGCTCAGTTATCGTCACCATTAAATCATTCATCATCCTTCAAATAAACCGTCACCCGGTGGTCCTTCACCTTCATGCAAAACAACCACTCAACCTTATCCACTATCCCCTCAAAAGTTGAACAAACCTTGCCTTCCTCATTCTCCCGGACAACACGTACGCTCTCACCCACCACTGGCGCCCGGCCAATACTATACGTCCGGTGACTCGTCCGCTTGTTAGGTGCTATAAATTGAATCGTCATTTCCTCTCCCTTACAAATCTCCGGCCGTCCATCGGCATCGTCTCAATCGGCTTCAGATGCTTTGCGTCCACCCTCCAGCAGGGTGTGTCCCAGTTATCCTTCCACTCCCCCACCTCCTTGGCCTCCTTGCCAAAAATCCACCCCATGAGATTTGCCGTGAACTTGTCGAACCGAACAAAGGTCATCAGCTTCTCCGGGTGATACTGACTCTTATACAGCGGCATCCCGGAATAAGGGTGAGCAGAGGTCTTTACCTCGCACAACCCAGACAAATCCGCGCTCTCATAGTCTCCCAAAGTCGGCTCCCAGGGAACCCCCAGGTGACGAGATAGGGCCAGCTCTGCCATGCCACCCAAAACGTAGTGGCCAAAGATCGTGCCCCATTCGCGCTTGCTCGTCCCACCGTGATGCTTCTTCGCTCCCACCGCATCCGCATACCATACCTGCTCCACCGCATGACACGCACAACGGTAAGCCTCGAGCTTCTCTAACTTTATCTCAGTCATCAATAAAGA